CCTGGAAATATACCCGGAACCCTTCACAATCTCCTTCGCCCCGAACTCATACGTCATTCCGCCCTTGGTAACGATCGTACCCGTCCAGAAATATTTTCTTGTATTGCTCTTCACAGCCCTCAGAAAAGCATCCGACACAGGATACATCCCGCCACCTCCATTTTCCCACGAAAAAAGCACCAGCCAACTGAATGACCGATGCTTTCCCATTTTTATTATTACAGCCAGTTCCTTTCTACCTGTTATACATCCAGTGATCAAGATACCACTGATGCAGTTCCTCCGTTGTCCTGCAGCACTCTGCAATCTGTCTTCCCTCAGAAATCCACTGACAGGTTTCGTTCCGAAATGTATCAATGTCCAAAGCATGAAACTTATACGTTCCACCACGCATGTGCATGACCTCATCATCACACTGGAACTCAAAATAATCATCCCCATCCAGAATAACCTTTCCCGTCAGATTCCATATCCCTGACCACGGAGGACCACCATCCCCCGGAACACAGAAGGACAGCCTTCCATCTTCCAGAATAACAGGCGCCACTGCAATATTTTTCATCTGCAGCATATATGGCTGTTCAAACCAGTAAGCTTTCTTCTCATCCATTCTTCTTCATCTCCATGATAGACACCTTCCCTGCAAACTTGAAGTTATCACTAACGAAAGTGTTTCTTGCTACAACTCTTTTTATCTTCTATTTCTACCCTCTGCCTTGACTGCGTTCTCGCTTTATCTGCCCTCAAGAACCTGTTTCGCCGTCTTTTCATCGAACGGCCAGCGCAGCCCGTCTAGTATAAACTAAATGTTTAAATATATACGTAAAAGCCCTAAGATTAGAATATGTACTGGATAAAAGAAATAGTTGAACCATTTATATTGTTTGCCTCTTTCACCATTATAGGTTAGAGTCATGCCAAAACCTATAAATGAGTAAAGTTCTTTTATAATTGATATATATCCCAGGCCAGCACCAAGGAGAGGTTTATCATAGAATATATAAAAGAGATAGGCAACGACTATTGCGTGATAATCATAATCAAGACTTAGCTCCATAGATAGAAACCCAAAAAATGCTACAATCAGGATTGATAAAGCATACCAAGTATATTTATTGCTGATTTTATCTTTAAGAATGTCAATAATCCAAATTGTAACAAGGCATAGCGCTAAGGTAAACATTATATTGTTCCAATATGGAGAGAAACAAGTTTTTGATGTAAACAAATCAAAAGGCACTTCTGATATTACACCAAAAATTAAAAGCATAATCAGATATTTCATTCTGTTGCTAGTTTTGAAGAATCCCTCTACAAGAAAAAAAACAAACAGCGGGAATGCAATTCTGCCCAAAATAGAAAATAGATTGGACAAATGTAATAGAAAACCTTGTCCATTTAAATAAGGTGTTATTAAGGCGTTATTAACGTGATCTATTAGCATAGATGCAAATGCCAAATACTTTAGTTGTGCTCCATTGAAGATCTGGAGCTTCTTTAATTTTGTCTGGTTGAACCTTGTATCCATAATAATCTCCATTCCGCCGCCAAGTCGGCGGCACAAATAGTAATGAAAGTCATTCAATTCTCCACGTTATTGATAAAATACTTCTTGAAGAAGCTACACTACAAAGCACGGGGAGGTGAGTCGTAAAGACTTTCTTCGTTTTAGACAGCATACTAATCAGTGTAAGTCCCATTTTTCAAGCACAAATAAGTTGGTCTATAAGACCGTACAGTAAGAATTGTTTTAACTTCTCTGTTAAATGTGTGATGGAACAGTCAATGGCTTCTTTATCTTACTTACAGTGTACTATCGGTGCATTTATGACATTTACAGTTTTTCCGTCGATATTCATAGAAAATTCGCCAGTTTCCATGTCCATTGTGTTATGACATTTAATACATTTCATTGTAAATCATCCTTGAAAAATTCCGATTTGATTCTCCCATTATACCATCTCGCTACATCTCCTTCAACGTAAAACTCACCGTCCACAGCCCCTTATAACTGGTATCTTTCCTCAGCTTCGCCTTATACCCCGTCACATACATCTCCGCCAGTTTCAGCTCCGCCGTCTCCACATCAAAATACTGCACGCTGATCTTATCCAGCTTCGCATACCCTGCCAGCTTCTTAAGCCACTTCGCCGTAACAGAAAACGACACCGGGATCCGCGCAACACCATGCCGCACCACATCCCTCTGTGTCGTCCCTGCCTCTGTCTCACCGCCGGAATCCGCTTCCACATCCTCCAGCTCCACCTCATAAGAATCCGGAAGCGGCAGGTTCTCCCCGTCAAACACAAGATACTGAAAAAAAGCCATTCTATCTACCTCCGCTCCTCAGACTCATTCTCTGCTGCGCCGTCACGATCACCTCATCCAGCAGCTGGTTTCCCAGATAAACAGGAATCACCAGATCCCCCTGCTGTCCTTTCTGATCACCCAGCACATCCTTCAGTGCCGCCACAATACCAGCCGTCAGATCCGCACTGCCGGACGGTCCCGTACCGTTCATCACACCGCTGTCTGTCACAGCCATCTGCGGCGAAACCACCATATCCGCAGCCACACTGTTCACAGCCGCCTTCACCAGACCCCTGCTCTTCTCAATCCCCTCAGCCAGACCACTCATAAAGTCCGGCATCCAGCTCTCAAAATCCGTCAGAGGTCCTTCATCCGGCACAGAAAAATGCAGATGGGAACGGATCGTATTCGCCACATCCGTCACTGCATTGGCAACTGCACCAATACAGCTCCGGATACCATTCACAATGCCGTTGATGATATCCGCGCCCCACCGCCATCCGGCAGACGCAAGACCCGTAATGTAATTCACCGCATTTCCCAGACCGTCCCTGATCGTATTATAGATTCCGGAAATCGTACTCCGGATTCCAGACCACATGGCATTAAAAGCACTGGAAACCGTATTCTTAATCCCGTTCACCACAGAAGAAATGGTATTCCTGATTCCATTCCACACGGAATTGACAGTACCCCTGATTCCATTCAGCACGGTAGAAATAATTGTCCGGATTCCATTCCAGACCGTAGAAATCACCGTCCGGATCGCATTCATCACCGTAGTAATGACTGTGCGGATACCGTTCCATGCACTCTGCAAAAATGTCCGGATCCCGTTCACCACATTCGTAATGACAGACCTGATCCCATTCCAGACAGAACCAAGAAATACAGAAATTGCATTCCACACCGCCATAACCGTTGACCTGATCCCATTCCACGCTCCCACAAGGAAAGTAGAAATTGCAGCGACAACCGTTGTGAACAGTGTCTTAATCCCAGCCCACAGACCGGAAAAGAAATCCCTGATTCCATTCCATACAGCCACCGCCGTATTCCAGATCCCGTTCCATGCAGAAACCAGAAACTGGGAAACCGCCGTCCATACCTGGACAGCGACTTCCTTAATCTCATTCCACAGCCTGATCCAGAACTGCCGGAACTCCTCATTGGTATTCCAGAGATAAATAAAAGCCGCCACTAAAGCTGCAATGGCTGCGATCACAATAGCAATGGGGTTTGCCAGCATCACTGCATTCAGGGCACCAAAAGCCGTCTTTACCGTATTGATCACACCTGCCAGCTTCGGCACGATTGTCATGATCGTACCCACTGCCGAGATCACTTTCCCGATAATGATCAGTACTGGTCCCAATGCGGCTGCCAGCAAAGCAATAATCATAATGACCTGCTTCACACCGTCCGGCATAGCATTCAGCACATCCACCATCCCCTGCAGTCCGGAAACAATACTCCGCACCGCAGGCATCAGCAGATCCCCGAAAGAGATCGCCAGCTCCTGAAGCTGTGACTTCAGAATAGTCAGCTGTCCTTCCAGATTATCCTGCATGGTATCCGCCATGTTCTTTGCGGCATCCTTGCAGTTATTCACTGCCCCGGATACCTTTGCAATATCCTCCGGTGCCGCATTCATTAGTGCAAGGAACCCGGACATTGCATTCTTCCCAACCAGAGTCTCCGCGTTGTTCGCCTTCTCTGCCTCAGTCATTCCGCCAAAAGCCACCCTGCAGTCAGCCAGGATCGCAGACAGGCTCCTCATGGAACCATCCGCATTTGTGGTAGCAATGGTCACATCCCCGATCGCCGCCCCCGACAGCTTCACATCCCCAGTCAGGTTGGTCATGATGGAACGCATGGAAGTACCAGCCTGGGAAGCCTTGATACCCGCATTCCCCATCAGCCCGATAGCTTCTGCCGTATCCTCAACCGAAAATCCCAAAGCCCCTGCAACCGGCGCACAGTACTTAAACGTCTCACCCATCATGGACACATTGGTATTGGCATTACTGGAAGCAGCCGCCAGAACATCCGCAAAATGTCCCGAATCCGCTGCAGTCAGTCCAAAAGCCGTCAGCGCATCTGTCACAATATCAGAAGTCGTTGCAAGGTCTTCCCCGGATGCCGCAGCCAGGTACATGACGCCCTCAATACCGGACAGCATATCCTCCGTCTTCCATCCGGCCATTGCCATGTAATTCATGGCATCCGCTGCCTCAGTCGCAGAAAACTTCGTTTTGGCACCCATCTCCCTGGCCTTGTCCCTGAGCTTATCAAAATCAGATCCCGTTGCCCCGGACACAGCCGCCACCTTACTCATCGCAGAGTCAAAATCAGCGGCAGTTTTCACCGCCGCCGTTCCAAGCCCTGTTACCACTCCCGTCACAGGAAGCAGCTTCTGTCCCACACCGGAGACCTTATCCCCCACTGCCTGCAGCTTCTCCCCGGTTGCCCCGATCTTCTGCAAAGCAGTTGCAGACTGCTCTGCCTGCTGTTCCAGTCTCCGCAGTTCCTGCTCCGTCTCAACGATCTCCCTCTGGAGCCCGTCATACTGCTGCTGGGAAATTGTCCCGTTCCGCAGTGCCTCATCCGCCTGCCGCTGCGCAGTCTTCAAAGTCTCCAGCTTCTCCCTGGTCTCAGAAACCGCCTGTGCCAGCAGCCTGTGCTTCTGCGCGATCAGCTCCGTATTCCCCGGATCCAGCTTCAACAGCTTCTCCACATCCCTCAGCTGGCTCTGCGTATTTCTGATCTCAGTATTAACCCCTTTCAGGGCAGTCTGCAATTTCGTGGTATCGCCGCCAATCTCGACAGTGATCCCCTTAATTCTGTTCCCTGCCATACGGCTCACCCCCTAAATCCCATAATAAAGGCACAAAAAAAGCATCTGCCATCCTGACAAATGCTTTCATCATTATTTTTATTTTTTTTCTTTCCTGAAACCTGGAACTTTAAATATGCTTTATAAGCTTTTTCCAATATTTTCAAGTTCTTTTATAGAATCCTTGTTTTTTGCAAGTTCATCACTGGCTGTTGCATAATATGATTTCTGGAAAACCATATCCCATGAAAGATATTTCGCCATGCAGTCGAACTGTTTGCCAATTAACTCATACTGGATACTGTCCACCGGGGATCCTCCCACAACGATTGTTCCAACTTTTTTATTTTTCAGCTGCAAACCGCGGCAGTAGCACTTATCAATGATAAGTTTCAACTGCGCAGACATTCCCCACCAATATACCGGAGTAGCAAAAAGAATCACATCTGCAGCGGTAATTTTATCAATCGTGGGATTTGTATCATCCTGATCAATACATCCTTTATAACATTGACAGACCCCACATCCCTTACAAGATGCTATATGAAGTCTGTCTGGTTGGATGATTTCAATCTCATTCTTTTCTGATGCCCCTTTTATAAATGCGTCAATCGCCGTCAGCGTGTTTCCCCTTCTGGCACTTCCGTTAATAATTACGATTTTCATGTATGTTTCCTCCTGCTTCTGATTTCATGAAATCATTATACCTTTTTTCGCTTATCCTGTCATCACATTTCATCAGATCAGAACCTGTCAAAATCCTCCTGTTGGGCAATCTGTCTCCATCCTTTATACTCATCGTTCCTGCTCTCCACAAACATATCATTCACCATCCCGATAGTCAGCAGATCCAGATCTCGGACGGAAATTCCCAGCTGCACACACCGGAGAAGAAACAGGGGAGTTGTCATTTCACGGTCTGTTGCATGAAGTTTTTTTTAGCCTCCACATCCGTCTTAATGTTCATCCCCCACAGCTCAATCAGCTTCGGCAGAACCTGATAAATACTGAATGTATTAAATTCATCCAGCCAGTCCTCCGGATTATCCGGGATAGACGGATCCGCATGTTTCGCCATCACATACGCAATGTTCTCAAACATCTCAAGTGAAAACATATCCAGTGAGGACTTTTCCGGATCCCCGTCCCCAATACTCTTTTCCAAAACAGATAAATCCTTGTAGATATCCCTCTGGAACTTAATCCTGTAAATACGCGGAATAGCGGCAGAAGCCTTAAAAGCAACCGCCTTCCCGTCAATCTCAATCTTCTTCATCATGCTCATATCTGAATCCTCCTCAGCTCAGTGCTTTTCCATTTCCTGCAGCATCCACAACAGACTTTCCACCATCAGCAGCCTGCAAAGAAGCCGGATCTGCAGCCGGCAGATACACCGCCTTGTACCAGTCTGCATAAACAGTTGCATCCGTAGTATTCCCTGTCTTTGCCTTCACCTTTCCATCCGACAATGGCGTGGCTTTAATGGTCAGCGTTTCCGTCTGCACTTCCTTCTTCTCCTCGTTGGTCTTGCCCTCAATCTTCGGACGGGAAGCCGAACAATTATACATCACATGTCGGATATGGCGCACATCCCCGTCAAACTCAAAAAGCAGGGCAAACAGTGCCAGTTCTGCATCCGAGTTTTCAATCAGGACACCCTTGGAATCCAGCTTTTCCCTCAGTACATCCGTCCGGAAGCTCTCCGGAATCAGTGCCAGCTCCAGATCCCCGTCATAGCCCATATTGTTGTTGATCACATAATACGCAATACCGTCCGCATAAAAATTCTCCGGTTCCCCGTTGGCATCCAGGGACAGTGATACAGATCCCGGAAGCGGCACCGGCGCTGCATAGGACACCGCCCCGTCCTCGCCGACCGTCAGTAAAGCGTAATGCGCATTTTTCAGGTTATACTTCACCTTGTTATTCTTATCAGACATATTATCCCTCCATCATTTAACAAATCATTACAGTTCCATACTGTACAGCACCTCATACAGCTTTTCGCTCCGGATCCAGACCTCCGACTTATTATAAAAAATCCCTGCATCATCCAGAACGGTTTCCACCAGGGCTTCTGCCCCGGGATCCTTTCGGTCCGTGTAAAGCTCTATCCTTACTTCACTGATCCGGAAATATACGCGTCCGTCTGCCGCAAAATTATCACTACCGGGAAGCAGATAGCAGATAAACGGCGGATCCGGGCTTTCCCCTTCCGCAAAATGGTCATAGGCAAAAGGAAAACCAGTTTCTTCCAGCATCCCTGCCAGTTCTTCCAATGTCATATGCTTTCACCTCCTGCCATCACCTCAGTGCCTTCTCCACTTCCCGTTCCAGAGTCTGCGCAGCCATTTCCTCCGCAGGAGCAATATGTGGAAACGCCCTTGTCCTGCCGCCTTTTCTTAGTGCATGGCCGAACTCCAGCAGATGGGCCAGCTGGTACCTGTTCCTGGAATACACCACAATCTCCATTGCATTGGCGGTTTCCTTCGTGGTCTTCGCCGCCCAGCTCTTTGCATACGCACCGGTCTTCACAGGGGCGTTCTCCTGAATATCCTTCCTGGCCTGTGTTCCTGCCTTCTTCACTGCTTTTTTCATATCATCCGCTGCAAGCTGTGCATACTCTTCCAGTCCTTCCATGATCACATCTGCCATCTGGCTGACTGTACACCTGTCCCCTGCCATACTCTCACCTCCGGACCTTCCTGCATGTAAATTTCAGACACTTCTTCTTATAATTCAGATGATCCACACTCACAATGTCGTACACCTGATCACGAAACAGGATCCTGTGGGTAACAGACCGGATGCCTGCAGTCTTTTTACAGTACCGCACCGTCACAGTCATTCCCACATCCTCCACCACAGTCCCTGCAGTTTCCGCTTCCCTGGAACTGGCAAGCCCCTCACCGCCTATCGTAGCAAAACAGCAGTAATCCTCTGTCCACTCATTCCTGTGATTCCCGATCCCGTCCTTCACAACAGAACACTTCTGAAAAATCACCTTTTCATTCATCAATGCAATATCCATGACACCAGCAAACTCCATCCTTCATAACAATATCTACCAGAATCCTTTCCAAACTCCCATTTTCATTCCTGTTTCACGGATATTTTTTCAGAATCCCGGTTTCCTCACTCCAAACAGCAGGCTCCGCAGATCCATCACCAGCTGATGGTGATCCGCTTTCTCCCTGTATTCATACAGATAGGCAGCCGCATACTGCACGGCAATCTTTGTCCCCTGCAGGTCTTCAAACTCATCCTCATCCGTGATCCTTGCCACATCCATGCAGATCTGCTGTCCCTGTTCGATCAGATCAGAAAGCAGCACATCATCATCGTCAAAATCCACCCTCAGGTAATTCTTCATTTCCTTCACTGTCACGATCACGGAACATCACCTTCCATTTCCACCATATAAGAAGCATAGTTGCTCCAGCTTTCCGCAGTCTGATAAACATCCAGCCTTCCCTTCGGGACATAGAATTTACAGTCCTTTGGAAGCCCAAGAAAAGTACCTGTCGTTGTAAGCTCCGGCGGCGAATCCGGAAGAAAATAATATCTTTTCATACACTGGCAGTTCTCAAAACTGTATCTGGAAACCGTTGTCACACTTTTGGGAATTACAATCTCCGTTAATGTATAACAGCCAGAAAATAAGGAATCCACAACCTCATCAATTCCATCCGGAAGCACTGCTTTCTCCAGCATCCGGCATCCCTGAAAAGCCCCGTTCCCGATCTTTCTGAGTCCTTTCGGAGGAATCATTTCTGTTATACAGCAGCAGGACTCGAACACATGCCTTCCGATATCTGTTACACCATCCGGCAGAGTTACTTCCTGTAAGGTAGTGCATTTATCAAAAACATAATCCCAAAGCCGGGTGACTGTATTCGGAACAGATATATGTTCCAGCTGTACGCAGCCATCACAAAAATAGCCGGGCAGCATCCCTTTTCCTTCCGGAAGCCCGAGAAATTTCAGACTGCAGCATTCTTTTACAACACCATTTCCCCATTCGACGGCATTTCCCATCGTAATGCTTTCCAGCCTGGAAAAGCTGCAGAAACAGTAATCCCCCAGTTCCCTGACCTGGCTTCCCACTTCTATTTTCCGCACAGCTGACAGGTATTTCATATTTTCCCGCACACTGCTTTTCCCTGATGTAAAAAGGTATGAACCAGCATTATAGTTTCCAAAGAAACTGACCTGGTTTTCCCCCTGGGGCAGGAAACGTATCACATACTCTCCCGGTTCCCTGTACCTGTGAGTCAGCGTGATCTTCGTATAATTCCATCCTTCTGATGTCTCCGGTTCGCTTCCGTCTCCCCAGTCCACCTTTACGCCATGATCCTCACTCTGGCCAAAAGAAAACTGCGGCTCCAGCATATCCTTATCCAAACTTACATAGATTCTCGTTGCCCCGTCATCCGTGACATACTGGGCGGCCACATTCATCTCCCTGTTTGTCTTTTTCAGATCCTCCAGCGACCAGTTCCAGCCCGTACAGACCAGTCCTTCATGAAACGGCAGATCCGGCAGGTGTTCCATACCGGCAAGCTCTTCCAGCGAAAAACTGTACAGCAGGGTTCCCTCATAATCAAAGAAGCGGACCGGCAGGGACATATCCGCACCATTTCCGCCTGACGGGATCTTGCTCACTGCATCCGGGATCTCCCCCGGTTTCATCAGGGCAGAAGTACCGCCCCTGGCACGCACTGCATCTGCAATGGCTTTCAGTGTTTTCTCATTTACAAGCACATTTGCCATCAGTACGCCACCTCGTTTCCATCCGTCAGTTCATCCATCCGCCTGCCCAGTTCCTCCACAGTTTTTCTTATCTCCTGTACCTGTTCCTCGGTCTGGAATTTACTGTCATTTTCCAGTTCACTTACCTTTGACGGTACCGGCACATTCTTCTGTGCGCCTTCCTCAATCCCCTCCAGCTTGGATTTTTCACTGTTCCCAAAATCATTACTGGAAAGTCCTTTCCCAGTTTCCTTATCCACCTTATTCCTTAAGGCATCTTCCAGTTCCTGTCTGGTCACCTCACCGCCGCCAAGCCCCAGCTCTTCCGAAGTTTTATTTCCGGTCAGCTCCACACCATTGATCTGCGGCTTATGGCTCATATTTTCATAATTATTTGAATTCGGAACACTGCTCATGGTTCCCGTCAGCTGCTCCATCACGCCACCTCCACCGTCAGTTTCAGAACCTTATTTGCAATAAATGTACACCGGTAACCGCTGCTCTTGTTTAAGGACAGCTCCCAGATATATTTTCCCAGTTCCAGATGCTTTGTATCTTCCTCTGAAAATCTGATCACCTTCTCCTTCACATCAGCCTCGATCCGTACCGCTGGCTCCGGATCCGCCTTATTCCGCTTCGCCGCAAAGACCACGGAATCACCTTCCTCAAACTCATACTCCGAGCCGTCCGGCAGAAATGCCTGGAACGCAAAAGAAGGCGTATCCCCCTTTGTCATCTCAATCTTCATATCCTCATGAACCACCCAGGACATCCCGTCACCTCCCGCAGATTTTCCTGTTTCCATTTCGTTCATCATTCTTCATGTTCGCCACTTAACTGATCTGATTTTCAAACCGGCGAATATTCCACCACTGCTTTTCTTCACAATTGAAACTTTCCCGGCTTCGGTTAAAGCAGGGAACAGCTTACGCCATCCCCTGTCATTCCTGCACATTAGTCAGCTTTCAGTTTCATGATCTGCACGGCTTCCGGAAGAACCAGTTTTCCATCCACACGTTCCTTTGCAACAAAACCGATCATTCCGTTGCCTGCAAACAGTTCATTCAGCTGCTTAAAGGATCTGTTTCCACGGTCACCAATGTTGTAATAACTGTAATCCCCAAAAGCGATGCCGTCCTTCGGTGCATAGGCAGAAGTCTCAACCTTATATCCCAGGATCCTGTCCGGTTCCCCTGCCTGGTAAGCCGGCTGCCAGATATAAGCACCGTTATTGTCCTTCAGCTTTCTAAGGGAAGGCAGTGTTGCATCATTCATGATAAAGGATGCATTTTTACGGTACGGACGTTTCAGACCATACACCAGATCCAGCATGTCATCTGATTTCAAAGCTGCAGCCAGTGTATTCAGCAGATGACCTCCGCCTGTTCCGTCAAAAATACCGGTCGGCTTCCCTGTTCCGTTTCCGTTCAGGAAGGCATCCTCTTCCGCATTGGCAAGTGCCTTTCCAAACTGGACAATAATGTAATTTTCCAGATTAAAGGCATTGTCATAAAGCAGTTCCTCCGTTACCTTGATCGCCACATGAAGCTTATGTGCATCCAGGATCTTCTGGTCAAAAGTCGCATCCCCGAAAGTCAGCGCCCCGCCTTCCTCGATCCAGCTTGCTGCCGGCTTGGTAGCTGCAATATTGATCTTGTGTTCCCCGGAAGTCACGATTCTTGTAGCAAGACGTCGCATGATATTTTCTTCATTCAGAACATCAACCAGTCTTCTGTCATACTCCTCCGGAACCAGATAACCGCCGTCGGCATCCACGCCCTCCTGAAGGGTATTGGAAACCTGGCGGAAGTTGCTTCTCAGTGCATTCAGCATTGCCCTGCGGTATTCATCAGAAGCACGTCCGGTCTTTGGCTCACCCTGGCCGCCGGCATAAGGCTTCCCGGTCAGCGGCTGGTTTACAGGCTGGTTCAGGTTCTTTTCCATTTCCTCAGCCTTGCGGTGGCGGTCAATCGCCTTTGTCAGATCCTCAATCTCCGCTTCCATCCTCTCATAAGTTGCGCTATCCTCCGCAGACAGAACACCATTTTCATTCTCATGGGTATCCACAAAATTCTTTGCAGCTTCCCAAACCTTAGCTCTTTTCTCCATTAATTCCTGAATCGTCATAATCCGTATCCTCCTCAGATATATTTTTTGATAAAATTTAAGCGTTCACGCAGATCATCCGCAGAACGCCCTGTGTCAACACTATTTACTTTTGGTTCGGAAATCCCCGTCTGATCTTTCACGGATTTTCCAGTCTTTCCATAATGTCTCTCCAGCTTATTCATCAGTGCATTATTCACTGCCCGTCTGGAAAACATTACGGAATCAGACGTCCCGTTTTCAGTACGGTCAGCACCTGGATCTCCATTTTCGCCTTCATCACCCTGTTCCTCTTTCTGGAACAGAATGTCATCCGCAAAGCCAAGCTCCACAGCCTTATTCGCATCCATCCATGTTTCCGCATCCATCAGATGTGACAGCTTCGCCCTGCTCTGTCCCGTTTTTCGTACATAAGCATTGATAATGGATTCCTTCACAGCATCCAGAAGTTCCATAGCCTTCTTCATCTCTGCATGGTCACCCCATGCAACCGTGGCCGGATTATGGATCATCATCATGCTCACCGGACTCATCCATACCTCAGTTCCGGCCATTGCAATAACAGACGCAGCAGATGCCGCAAGCCCGTCAATCTTCACCGTAACCTTCCCCGGATATTCCGACAGCATGTTAAAAATCTGCGCAGCGGCAACACAGTCCCCTCCCGGACTGTTAATCCAAAGGGTAATATCCCCTGTCCCGGCATTCAGCTCATCCTTAAAAAGAGCCGGCGTGACATCATCGTCAAACCAGCTGTCCTCAGCAATAACTCCGTTCATGAACAGGATCCGTTCCTCAGCTTCCTGTCCGTTTTCCAGATTTACCACTTTCTTTTTCCAGTTCCAAAACTTCTTCACTGGCTCCCTTCTCCTTTCCACCGGCTCCGCCAAACAGTCCGGCATCCTGTAATTTTGTCATATTCCCATTGATTAGATACAGATCACCGCCAAGCTCCTCTGGGATTCGGTCCATATTTTCCAGTTCCCGGATATCATTGGCACTCATCCATCCGTTCTGCCTTGCCGTAGCATAACCAGTCATCCTTGACTGGTAATCTCCCCTGAGCAGCCCGTCCACATTGAACTTAAAGAAATACTTCTTCTTTTCCTCCGCAGACAGCAAAGCCCTGACCATTGCCTGTTCCCACCGGCTCACCCAGGGATCCAGTGTATACTTCACAAACTCCAGGGACTGTTGCTCAATGTTGCTGAAACTGGACTTGTCCAGATCCCCCACCATATGCGGCGGCACCCTGAAAATCCTGGCAATCTCATCAATCTGAAACTTCCTTGTTTCCAGAAACTGTGCTTCATTCGGTGCAATGGAAATCGGCGTATACTTCATTCCCTCTTCCAGGACAGCAACCTTATTGGCATTGCTGCTTCCCCCGAAAGTAGACTGCCAGCTCTCCCGCACCCTGCCCGGATCCTTCAAAGTCCCCGGATGCTCCAGCACTCCTGACGGAGCGGCACCGTTGGCATAAAACTTGCTCCCATACTCCTCCGCAGCAATGGCAAGCCCGATCGCATTCTTCGCCATGGCAATAGGTGAATATCCGACCAGTCCGTCAAACCCAAGCCCCGGAATATGCAGCACATCCGCCGGATGCAGACGCACGATCTTTCCATTTGCTTTCGGATCCGTGCCGGTTCTGCCGTCCACATCATCCCCGTCATAAACCAGATACTCATAATAAAGCCTGCCATGCTCATCCCTGTCCACCGTCATCCTATCAGGCATCAACGGATAAAGAGCCACAATTTCACCCTTTCCATTCCGGATGATCTGACTGTACGCATTCCCCCACAAAAGCAGATGCGTCATCAAAGTCTCCCGGAACACAAAAGAAGTCATCTCCGGATTCGGCTCATCATGCAGCAGAAAATAAAGCGGATGATCCACCGCCTTTTCCTTACCGCCATTATCGTTATACCTGTAAAACTGCAATGGCAGACCCGCCACTGCCTCCGAAAGAATCCTCACACAGGAATACACCGCAGTCATCTGCATGGCACTCCGTGCGTTCACTCTCTTCCCGGAAGCCGTGCTCCCCATAAAGAATCCATACCCGCTTCCAGCTGTACTGTTAGAAGGAGCATCCCTTCCCCGAAATAAATTACTGAAAAATCCCATACACCCTCCTTAAAATACCAACAATCCTCTCTCATCGTAAACGCTGCCACTCTGCCCTTCCTGACGTATACATCTATCAAGCGCCATAATTGCGGCAACAATGCCATCTATCTTCTCCTTAGATTTAGCTTTGGTTACTTTAATATTGCCAGCAGGATCTGTGTCAATAACAACGTTACCTGCCATCCATCTAAGCACTGGATTCCCACCATGAATAATTCTTCCCTCCATCAGTAAGCGATAGAATTCTTTCGTCGGAGCTGACATTGAACAAAATCCCTGACCAAAAGGAACAATGGTAAAACCTTCGCCCTCCAAATTTTGAATCATCTGAGTCGCATTCCATCTATCCACCGCTATTTCCAAAATGTGATATTTCTCTGATAGGTACATGATGAACTTTTCAATAAAATCATAATGAATCACATTTCCCTCTGTAGACATGATATAGCCTTGTTTTTCCCAGATATCATATGGTACGGAATTGGCTTTCACTCTTCTCGGAATGGTTTCCTCCGGAATCCAAAAATATGGCAAAAGTACATACTTTTCCTCTTCATCCCTTGGTGGAAATATCAGTACCAGTGCCGTAATATCTCCGGTACTGGATAAGTCCAGGCCCGCATAGCAATCTCTACCAGCAAGTGCGTCCATATCAATCGGCTCATTGCCTCTCATATAAATCGCATCAGGAATCCATGCAACGGTCGAACTGACCCACATATTGCATCGAAGCCATTTGAATGTGATTTCATCAGCCGGATTCTGCTTTGCTTCCCTGTATGCATCCCTCAACCTTTCAATATCAACGGTATATCCAAGAGAAGGATTAACCTTGTACCAGTTTGCCTCATCTTCCCAATCCTCATCGTCCTTAAGTCCATAGACTACAGGATAAAAAGTCGGGTCCACACGTCTGCCTTCCAGAATATCCACCGCCTTCGTATGAAGTTCATATGCAATAGAATGTCTGTCATTGCCTGCAGTCGTGATAATAAAGTGAAGCGGATTCTGTCTTGCATCCGACGAACCCTTGGTAAGTACATCGTATAACTGCCGATTTGGCTGAGTATGGATTTCGTCAAATACTAATCCACTCACCGAAAATCCATGTTTACCGCCAACCTCAGCTGACAGCACCTGATAATATCCGGCATTACTGTAATTCACAATACGCTTAGTGGCTCCCATCAGCTTGCTTCTTTTCATCAGAGCCGGTGACATCTCTACCATCTGTTTTGCCACATCAAATACGATGGATGCCTGCTGTCTGTCAGCCGCTGCACCATACACTTCTGCGGAAGGCTCATTGTCCGCATACAATAAATAAAGAGCGACTGCTGCTGCTAATTCGCTCTTACCTACTTTCTTACATATCTCCACAAATGCAGTGCGGAACTGCCTGTTCCCATCAGGTTTTACAATCCCGAATATATCTCTTATCAATTGCTCCTGCCACGGTAATAGCCAGAATGGTGTTCCTGCCCATTTACCTTTGGTGTGACAAAGATTCTCAATAAAGGTCACTGCCCTGTCTGCTTTCTTCTTATCATAATGTGAAGTCGGAAGCATGAACTGGGAAGGTTTATAATTCTTAAGCTTCGGATATCCCTTTGGTCTTGGTTCCTTTGCCATTAGGAATCACCCCCAAGCAATGTCTCCATCTCATCTTCCAACTCCTTACCCTTTGCACTACCAGCCACAATACGTGACCTGGATGAAGGCGTAAGTCCAAACTCGGATGCCGCCTGCAGCATCAGCTTCTGATTGGTATTTGCAATACCAACCCAAGGTGTCTGCTGCTGATATCCTTTATCCGTTTCAAAGGTCGACCCCTCAGAATCTATATGCTCCTGCGCTTCCTTCCATCTGGCATAAGACTGGCAGTATGCAGCAAATGCCGCCATATCCACCTCGGTCAGAACTCCCATCTGGTTCATCAGATCCGCAAGTCGTTCCCACTCTTTCTTCGCCTCTGGAAGCAGCCACTCCGGACAGTCAGGCATTCCCTTTGCCGGAACTGGCTCTTTCGTATTCAGTTTTCTTTTACCTGGATTACCCTCCAGCTTCTTAACCGCTGTAGGCTTTGGCTTTCTTCCTGCCACTGGAATCCCCTCCTTCCTTAATTTTCTGCACACCCAAGAAATCAATTTCATGGGTTATCGCGGTGCTCGTCAAATGCTCATGCAAGCATGGCATTTTCCTTACTACTCGTGTAAATAAAAGGACCATGTATTTCTACACGATCCTCATGATGAATATCTATATGTATTTTAAATTTCCAGTTATTAACTCATCTATTTTCCCATCAAATATCTCTTCAAATACTTGCTCACATGGTATCCTGCACATTCGCCTCTCTTTTGAAGTATCTTGAACCCTGAATGCTGTTTGATCTTTTCCTAAACAAGTATTCATATAAGAATCGATGTATGGCATAGCATCCTCTTTCGTAAAGCTAATTTCTTTTTTCAGCCTTACAAACGATGACAATACACTAATACATCTGGCTCCGCCTATACTGATTACACCATTTCTGGCATTTTTATCATCAGAACAAAAGACATAGATTTGTTCACCGAACTTCAAATTCAGCACTTGCAATAAGACATATGACTTCAGTTCTCCGAGATTTTGTCCCTCGCCGATAGTGTCACAATCATCTTGCAGTTGCTTCAAAAAATCTTCTCTACTTATACTGCGGCAGTCCATTTGAGACACAAGAACAAACTTCTCTTCAAAATATCCATCTTTATATGCATCGCACGCAGTTTTAAGCATTCCTGCATATGCGCTGATAGCCCATTCACCATAGACTCCTGATAATTCATCCAGTATCATTTCATCGTCATACATACATATTGATTTTGATTCAATTTTCGACTGAAACCATTCTGGTGCCCCAGCTATATTGTGACGCATGATTTCTACTTGAATCTGTTTATGACAATAAAAGCAATAACCTGGCATTGCCATAATTTTGTCTATTAATTTATTATGATCATCCTTGCGTATCAAATGCATCTTGGATATAAAGTCAGTATCCAGCAAGGCATATTTTTCATTTGCCATATACTCACCTTATTTTCGATTCCGAAATTCCTTTCCGATTTTTTCCAAGTATGCCCTATCAGATTCCTCTCTACTATCCACAAGTAATTCGTGTTCAGAGTTAAAAGCCAGATTATCCAACAAACTTCCATAGCGGAGTAAACTTCCACTATTCTGCTGCCACTGTTCTGCTTTTCCAGTCAATTCAATTCTGATTGCAATGCTTTCACTTTTTTCTTGATAAAGATTTCTGGCCTTCTCTTCTGTAATCACACCGCTCTCTACTAAGCGCAATACAACTGCTTTGTAAGGAAGCGCAAACAAATCCATAAGAATCAGCACATCATCAATCCCCATATTCTCTTTTGAGATTCCAAACATCTTAAACTGTTCTATCACACTGGCATCCGGCATCAAAAGCAACCCTGCAAAAGCATTTGCTTCAAGATCTTCCTGCGTAGCTGCTACTTCATCAACCGTTTTTGAATCCAATAAAGAACCTGATGTAATAGTGCTGGTATTAATATCCTCTGCATAGCAATGAATATGATATAACTCATGTGCCGTTGCAAAAATCTGCTTACACATTGGCAGTTCTGTATTCACACACAAGAAAATCGTACCCTTCTTCACAAAGGTAAACGCCCATAATTCATCATCCCTAAATGGATAACGAAGCACTTCAAGAGCCAGTTCCCTCTTACGTGCATAATTTGAAACTATGCCAAAAATAGATTCTCTAATAATGGTATTTCCACAGTAATTTACAGCAAAAGCCTTTGATAAATCATTTATTTTTTCAAATTGCTTCTCTTGCTTATAAAACAAGTTTTCAAAAAAAGTATCTCTCATTATGCCTCCCAAGGTTTCATCATAGCCATACCATTATCTCTAACTCGACTATGGAAAAGAATCATGTTTGAAAGCTTATCAGCAATATTAAGTGCTTCTTTAGCTTCCTCTGATTCAACTTTTCCCATGAACGCATGAACAATATCTGTATCAACAGAATCTCCCTGAAGCTTGGTAAGTTCTTCCATCTTAACACCCAAGAACTCTGCGATACGCTTCAGTTCTATCGCATTAATCATTCTTGAACCATTAAGCATCTTACTTATTGTCTGTTTATTTGTCTGCAATGCCCCTGCCAAATCTATTTGTTTTCTATTCTGTTTTTTAAGAATTGCTACAATATTTGCAGCTATCATGGAATTCACATCAAACATATTAACTTCCTCCAATCAACAAAAGTCATTCTACCTCATGCTTATTATATGTCACACACGAATTAAAGTCAATATTATAGTTACCATTTTATATCATTTTATTCATTTAGTTTCCATTTCAGTTACTGCAATTCTACGATACCCCCCCCCTCTTCCATTTCGCGATTTTGCACAGAAGAGGGGGCGCCGGTCTTGGAGACTAAGGCCTGTAGAGATTCAAGTACCCCCTACCCTTGCTCCATCAGAACCGATATTCCTTGAATCTATCCTCGGTCATTGTCTTTACATTATGATGATGCTCACATAAAGGCTGCCAGTTCGACCTATCCCAAAAGAGTTTCTGGTCTCCACGGTGTGGTTTGATATGATCCACAACTGTAGCCATAGTGATGTGCCCTTCTTCATAACACTTCACACAGAATGGATTGCTCTCTAAGAACTTCCTTCTCTCACGCTGCCACTTGGCACCATAGCCACGCTCTGCTGCATGAGCTCTGTCCTTTGTATGTAAAGGCTTATGTTCCTCACAATACATCTGACCGTACGGAATGAGTGCCGCACAGCCAGGATGTTTACATGGTATGTTACTCCTATAAGGCATGTGCTCACTTCCTTTCACGAAAAAAGCCCTGGGCGATTTCTCTCGCTCAAGGCTCTGCTTTGTCGTACACTTTCGACACTATCATAATAACACATATGCTTATGCCTTGTTGGGACAAAGTGTGCCAACCTTATTCCGGTACAACAAAATTATTTAATGCCGATGCATGAATACGGTGTACGGTACGATAAGATACATTCAGGTCATAGGAAATATCTTCCCAGCTTTCATTTTTCAGATAGCGGTATTTAAGAAGAAGTCTTTCCTCCGGCTTCTCCATACTTTCAATCGCCGCATTGATTTCTGAACGTAGGTCTACCAATCTGTTTATCTGTGCATCAATCCTCTGCTCATAATCCCATATCTTTTCAATGGTCTTTATAAACGGCGCTTCCAGATTTCTATTCGGATTGGTACCAATCTTTTCTCCATAAGAACATCCCTGAATTGTACCTCTCATCTCACGAAGCTGTTCCAGTTCCTTAACCTCAACCTGTATCTGCTTATCCAACAGGTATGCCTGCTTCAAATACTCTTTAGCTGTCATAAGCCACCTCCGAAAAGTTATTTCCCTCGGGATTTACTCTGATTGTCTTATTTCGTTCTGAAGCTTACGGATCAGAAACTCTCCATCAACGGAAGTCAGCTGTTGATACCAAGAACTTCTGAAAAACTTCTCTAGCTGTAATGCTTCATCTATTGCTGCCTTGCTCTTGGGATTGTGTTTTATCTTTTTGAGTGCGGCTCTGTAATCAGCAACCGCACTAAGAATAATCGCATTCGCAAGTCTTTCATATGGGTCTTCAAATTGGTTCTTACCTGCCATGTGTTACCCTCGCTTTTACTGCAGCAATCAATCTATTCTGTGTCATATCCTTATTAGCTAAAGCCTTCATGACATCTTCATCTATCGTACCTGCAGTAATAATATGCTGAACCACAACCGTCTCCGCTGTCTGTCCCTGCCTCCATAATCTAGCTACAGTCTGCTGATATAATTCCAGGCTCCATGTAAGACCAAACCATATCAGCATATTTCCACCAGACTGTAGATTCAGGCCATGTCCTGCTGAAGCAGGATGAATTAGTGCTACTGGCAGTTCTCCACGATTCCACTTTCTGATACTTTCCTCAGAATCTAACCTTTCAAAAGGAATTTTCCTATCGGTAAGCCTTCTCATAATTCTTGATAAATCATGTTTGAACCAGTACGCTACCATAACTGGTCTGCCGCTTGCTGCTTCAATCATATCCTCAAGGGCATCCAGCTTCTGATCATGAATAACGATTTCGTCTCCCTCATCTGAATACACAGCACCATTTGCCATCTGAAGGAGCTTCCCTGAAAGAGTTGCTGCATTTGCCGCTGTAATCTCTCCCTTCTTCAAAGGAATAAATAAATCCTCTTCCATGTCCGCGTATATCTTTGCCTCATCGGCATCCATATAAACCGGATATTCATTACTGATAAGCTCCGGCATCTGAAGATGATCCAGGGCTTTCATGGAAATCGTGATATCGGAAATTTTCTCATAAATCTGTTCCTCTGCACCACGCCTCAGCTTGTACGAATAAACAATCGGACCATTCATCCTGTCTGGCACAAAATAATTCACACGATACTGGCTGATAAATCTTCCAAGTCTTTCTCCCATATCCAGACATTTGAATTCTGCAAACAGATCCATCAGTCCATTGCTGGAAGGTGTACCAGTGAGCCCGATTACCCTTTTCACATTTGGCCGAACCTTCATAAATGCCTTAAAGCGTTTACAGTTCCAATTCTTAAAGCTGGATAGCTCATCCAGAACTACCATATCCCAGAAAAAATTCACTCCACTTTGTTCAATCAACCACTGCAGATTTTCACGGTTAATAATATAAATATCTGCATCCGCCTCCAAAGCCTTTTTCCGCTCTGCTGCTGAACCAAGAACAATGGAATATCTCAGGTGTTTCAGATGATTCCACTTATGAATCTCATCACTCCAGGTATTTCTTGCAACTCGAAGTGGCGCCACCACCAAAACCTTACTTACTTCAAAGCTGTCATAAATAAGCTGTTCAATAGCTGTCAACGTAATACTGGTCTTACCAAGTCCCATCTCAAGTATCACGGCTACTATCGGGTGTTCTAATATATAATTGATTGCAAACTGCTGATAATCATGCGGTTTGTATTCCATCAAGAATCCCTCCAATCTGTCCTGCATCATCCAGGACGAATACTTTATATCCAAGAGACCTTAGCTGGTCATGCCTGTGCTCCTGTAAAACTCTTGGTTTCTTTCCTGACGCCTTCACTTCCACCAACCCAAATTTCCCATCAGGTAATAAAACAAGTCGGTCGGGCCAGCCCGATGAACCGGAATTCCACTTCTCACACAAGCCACCACGCTTTTTAACTTCTCTCACTAATTTCTGTTCAATATATTTTTCACGCATCGCACGCCTCCATCATTCTTAACAGGTGTGCAGGTCGAGTACCTCGTTCCGTAAAACTCTCTTAAGCAGATATTTATTCAAATTCTTCCTAAAGGGACTTTTATGTACTGAGGTTAACGACCTACACAAAAGGGCTTTTTCTTACTCCAAAAAATCCTGTCCTTCCTTAAGCTTCAATCCCACGACCTGCACTCCGGTATTCTTGCGAATACGGTTATAGCCAGCCTTGTCCATCGAAGAATAGAAATCCGTGGTACTACGGATATATTCGCCGTTCTGCATGCAATGCGCTCTGTAAGCCTGATACAGTTCACCAGATTTTTCCTTATAAGATGGATCAATCTCACAGCATTCCTCCAGAAACTGCCCCAGCCAGTCATTGTCCTCGCGATATGCCTGGATAGCAGCCTCCACGACATCTGGAAGTGTTGTATGGAAATTCTTATCAATCGCTCTCTTCGCCCCTTCAATAATCCAGCTCATAATTGCAGGACCCGCATGCTCAAACAGATAATCCGCATAATTCTTGATGTCACTTTTACCTGTAATCTTTGCATTGAAGGGAATGACCACCAGCCTTCTCCAGATACCGTCATCATTGGCTCCTACCTTTGGAAGATGGTTGGTATAGAGAACCAATGTATGTGACGGTACAAAGGAAAACGGATCCTTATACTTCTTCTCTGCCTGAATCTCATCCGTAGAGCAAAGCTGCTTCACCACAGCGGTATTCAATCTCATACCTTCCTCCATTTCCGAAGAAATGATGAGACGTTTCCCCTTAAGCTCTGCCATCTCCGGCTTCACATTTCGCTTGCAATTCATGGTCAAGGCTTCCGCTGAAAGCTTTCCTGCATAATTTCCAAGTACTCTGAAAATGGTATTCCAGAAGGTACTCTTACCATTGGCACCGCCACCATAAGCGATAATCATGTGCTCTTGATAAACCTTACCGATTGCAGCCATGCCAACCGTCTCCTGCACATAATCAATCAGTTTCTGATCCTTGCAGAAGAAAAGATTCAAGGCATCCAGCCATATCTGTTTCCCATCCTCTCCCGGAGAACACGCAGTAATCTTTGTAATCAGATCCTCAGGATTATGCGGCAGTTCCCCTGCAAGCCCTTTTCGAAGGTCATAGGTTGCATAAGGTGTGTTAATCAGATTCTCGTTTTTATCCAAATCAGACACAGAGATAGCAATCATCGGCTTCGCCGTATTTGCCGCAGACACAATATATTTGTAATCACGTCTCTTCTGCACAAACTTCAGATAAGTCTGAGCACCCATCAGCATATAAACCAAAGGAATAAGCTTTCCATCTACCTCTTTTAAAAGCTCCTTCGGGCCAGCCTGGATAGATTCCTTCGGTACACCTGCATCCTCCAACGCCTTCTCAACTCTTGCCACTTCATCCATAGCATCCTGAAGCTGCAGATCCAAGAATTCCTCAACAGCACCAATCGCCATCTGCTTATCCTCTCGCCAACACTCACCATCGAATCTTAAAAAGTCTGTAGCACTCGTATATTTGAGTTCATTTCCATACTCTCGAACCAACACCTTTGCCTGTCCGATATCCGAATAATCTTCAGGCTTCAATGAAGCACTTTCAAAATCTGCATTATATTCATCAGGCGGTACGTACCCCTCCTGATTCACGATACTTTTCTTAAAGAACTTCACTGCACTATTCCAGATAGTCTTAAGCTCTGACTCCGGTAGTGGCGGATCACACTTTTTTGCATGTTCCAGGAACGCCTCGTGTGCCTTTTCCGTAATTCCATAGCGTTTCAATACACGCCCGGCAAATCGGCTCATGGTATTGTTTCTGCTTCCTTCCAAAATCTGCCCACCAGATGCACTCTCCGAATCCTCGGAATCAAAATCTTCTTCCTCAGCTACCTGACTGACATCAATTTCTTCATCAATAGTCATCCAGCCATCATGTACCAATACTTCTTCACAATCAGCACCGAAGATAAATCTTGCTGCATCTAATGCATTTCCATCAAAGAAGGGATACTCCTTCTGCAACGCCTTCTTCAGATTTCCGTACACTTCTGCATCTGTAATCTCTGAAATAAGAAAATAGATGTGATATCTCGGTCTGGCCGACTTCCCCTCCTTTGGAAGCAGATGATGTCTACTGGAAGCAAGCATATATTCCATATCAGGGAATATTTCCTCCAGCTTCTCAGCCGTAATCCATTCTGCCGGTTCCTCTGAATGGTCATTATCAATATCCATGACAATCACATCCGAACAAATGAAATTACCAATACCTCGATAATTTCCTTTGTACTCTGCGCAAACATGATCTGCCTTCACCGCCTCCCGAAGCTGCTCCGGCGTACTCACCGTCACCCGGTTCGGGTAGCTGCAGTTTGCGGCCTGGCCAATGCAGTTTGCTGTAAAAATCGTTACCTGCATATCTCAAACCTCGTTTCTATAAAAGTAAGGAACAAAATCCTCCTAACTTCCTAAGCGGGTTTGACCTACACTTTTCCGGTCGTAGGACAAAATTTGCAAAAAAATAACAGCCAGAGCAGTATCTCTTCCTTATAAAAGCAAAAAATGCCCTGACTGTTTTCAAAACTTTTTCCAAAAAAATATGCTCCCAACCGGAAAAACAATTTCCAAATGCGCTTAGGAAGATAGAAAGGCACGAAAGCCATTCGGAAAGTGAGGTGCTGCAGATGCAGACAGAAACGATTGATAAAAGCCAGCAGGCTACACCGTCCATCGATGAAGAGCTCATTGACACTCTCATTGCAATCAGTGTTGTAGCCAAACGACTGGCAGCCAATCTAAGACAACAGAATACAGAAAACGGAGGAAAACAAGATGAGCAAAATGAGTGAATTATCTCAGGTGCTTGATGAAATGATTGCTTGTGGCGAAGGAATGATCAACGCTGCTAACGCAATCAAAGATATCTTTTCTTCTACAGAAAAAACACCTGAGAAAACAGAAACCAAGTCAACCAAGAAAGCCAACAAGGCTCCTGAACCGGCTAAAGCTGAGAAAGCACCAGAACCTATCTACACCAAGGAAGATGTTCGTGCCGTGCTCGCTTCTAAATCAGCCGCCGGATATAAAAAGGAAGTCAAGGAGCTTCTTGAGAAATATGGCGCTCAGCAGTTAAAACAGGTAAATCCTGATGACTATGCAGCCATTCTTAAGGAAGCAGAGGTGATTGGAAATGCCTAAACATGCATATCTCTCTGCTTCTGCCAGTCACAGATGGTTAGCCTGCCCACCAAGCGCAAAGCTCTGCGCCAATATTGCGGATCAAACATCCGAATATGCACAGCAAGGAACCGATTGTCATGAGCTGTGCGCCTATCTTGTGGAAAAGGCTCTTGGCAGAGCTGTCACTGATCCGACAGAAAACCTGACCTTCTACGATGCTGAAATGCAAATTTGCGCAGAGGAATACAGGAATTATGTCCTGGAACAAATTGAAGCAGCCAAGGAATTCTGCAAGGATCCGCAGGTCATGATTGAGCAGAGACTGGACTTCTCCCGCTGGGTTGAAAACGGCTTTGGAACCGGTGACTGTGTCATCGTTGCAGATGAAGTATTACAAATCATCGATTACAAGCACGGTCTCGGTGTCCTGGTAAGCGCCGGAGATGAGGAACATGGTGGAAACAGTCAGATGATGTGCTACGCCTTAGGCGCATTAGAAGCCTTCGGTGATATCTACGACATCAATCAGATTAAGATGACCATCTTCCAGCCAAGACGTGACAACGTCAGTACTTACACCATTTCCAAAGATGATCTTCTGAAATGGGCTGAGGAAGTTCTGGCGCCTACCGCACAGCTTGCCTATACAGGCAAAGGCGAATTCAAAGCCGGTGACCACTGCCAGTTCTGTAAGGTAAAAGCCACCTGTCGAAAGCGTGCAGAGTACAATCTGGAGCTTGCAAAATATGACTTTGAAATGCCAGCTACCCTGGATGACATAGAAATCGCCGCTATCTTAGCAAAGGTAGATGAAATGATTTCCTGGGGAAATGACATCAAAGAATATGCTTTACAGCAGGCCCAGTCCGGTGTTCACTTCGATGGTTGGAAAATCGTAGAAGGAAAATCCAATAGAAAATTTACTGATGAAGCCGCTGTGGTATTCAAAGTAAAAGACGCGGGCTACGACCCGTATGAGAAAAAGCTTCTTGGCATCACTGCCATGAGCACAATGCTCGGAAAGAAGAAATTCGAAGAGCTATTAGGTGAGCTTGTATATAAGCCACCAGGTAAACCAACATTGGTACCGGAATCCGATAAGAGACCGGCAATGAATACAGCAATAGATGATTTTAGCGTATAAGTCCAGTCTCAATGCTTAAAACAGATTGGCTACTCGCAGACATATCTGTTTAAGCATTAGAGACGACAACGGAAATGAGCAAGTAGCCTGATAAGGCGGATTGCGAATTTACGTAGGAATCATGAAAGTGCAAAGCACGAAATGATTCCGTGGACTTATACCACAAGACAAATAAAGGAGGGCCAATATTATGGCAAAGATTCAGAACCCTACAAAGGTAATCACAGGAGTAAATACACGTTGGAGCTATGCGAATGTATGGGATGCAAAGAGCATCAACGGAGGCGCACCGAAGTACAGTGTCTCCCTCATCATTCCCAAGTCCGACACCGTAACTGTTAACAAGATTAAGGCAGCTATCGAAGCCGCTTATGAGGAAGGTCAGAGCAAACTTAAAGGAAATGGCAAAACCGTTCCTGCACTCTCTATCCTTAAAACACCTCTTCGTGATGGTGATTTAGAGAGACCTGACGATCCGGCATATGCAAATGCATATTTCATCAATGCCAATAGTGCTTCCGCACCTGGTATCGTCAATGCAGACCGTCAGCCTATCCTTGAGAGGTCCGAAGTATATTCCGGTGTCTACGGCAGAGCTTCCATCAATCTCTACGCTTTTAACAGCAACGGCAACAAGGGAATTGCTTGCGGTCTCAATAATCTCCAGAAGCTTCGAGACGGTGAACCTCTTGGCGGCAAGTCCAGAGCTGAGGATGATTTCGCTTCTGATGAAGAAGACAATTTTCTTGAATAAATCAAACGTAACAACGACAACCAAGCAGGCGGTGGTAATACTGCTGCCGCCTGTGACAATCAAAGAAAGTAGGTAAAATATTATGACTATGGATTCTATTAATGAAATATTAGATGCTATTATCCGCGGATCCCTTTTAGGCTTCTTAGCCGGTTTCTGGTTAATGGGACTTGCTGCAATCTGGAAGTGGTTCCTGGGTGTTGCAAAACGTTTCCTTCACTGGCTTTTCCCAAAAGCAAAATGGTTCCAGCCAAAAGAACAGCCCCCAAAAGGAAACTAATATCAAGGCGGCAGTACTCCCCAGTGCTGCTGCCCTTTTTGTAAAGGAATGAGATTATGATAAAAGAAATGTCAATTGATTTAGAGACCTATAGCGATGTAGATATCTCCAAATGCGGAGCTTACAAGTACGCTGAGTCTGATAATTTTGAAATACTACTGTTCGGTGTATCCATAGATGGCGGTAAAGTACAGGTATTTGATCTTGCCTGTGGTGATATCATTCCTGATGATATCCTTGCAGCATTATCTGATGATACAGTTACAAAATGGGCTTTTAACGCCAACTTTGAAAGAATCTGTTTATCCAACTGGCTTAGAAAACATCACCCGGAGCACTTCAAAGGTTACAGCATTCCGGAAGATCCTGCTTCAAAATATCTGGATCCATCCTCATGGAAATGCACCATGATATGGGCTGCCTATATGGGCTTACCACTCTCGCTTGAAGGAGTCGGTGCAGTTCTTAAATTGCAGGATCAAAAAATGAAGGAAGGCAAAGACCTCATCAAATACTTCTGCTGCCCTTGTAAATCGACAAAAATAAATGGTGGCAGAACCAGAAATCTCCCAGAACATGCTCCCGATAAATGGGAAGACTTCAAAGCCTACAATAAACGTGATGTAGAAGTGGAAATGGCTATCAAACAAAGATTATCAAAATTCCCGGTTCCTGACTTCGTCTGGAATGAATATCATCTCGACCAGGAAATCAATGACCGCGGAATTATGCTGGATATGGATGTGGTAAAAAATGCTATCGCATTCGATGAAAAGTCCAAGTCAGAGCTTATGATATCCATGCAGAATATCACTAACCTCGATAATCCAAACTCCGTAGTTCAGATGAAACAATGGCTCTCTGATCATGGTATTGAAGCTGAATCCCTCGGCAAGAAAGACGTGGCTGCTATGATAAAAAATACTGATGGTACCGTAGCCACCGCATTGAAACTCAGACTCCAGCTTGCAAAATCCTCCGTAAAGAAATACCAGGCTATGCAAAATGCAGTATGTAAAGATGGTAGAGCTCACGGTATGTTTCAGTTCTACGGCGCAAACCGTTCAGGAAGATGGGCCGGACGATTGATTCAGTTACAGAATCTTCCTCAAAATCATATGAATGACCTTGCTGATGCTCGTGAGCTTGTCCGTACCGGTGATTACGATACTTTGGAACTGCTTTACGATGATATCCCAGATACTTTAAGCCAGCTGATTCGTACCGCCTTTATTGCAAGACCGGGATACAAGTTCGTAGTATCCGACTACTCTGCTATCGAGGCCAGAGTCCTTGCACACCTCGCTGGTGAATCCTGGCGTTCCAAAGTATTTGCAGAAGGTAAGGATATCTACTGTGCTTCTGCCAGTCAGATGTTTGGTGTACCAGTCGAAAAGCACGGTATCAATTCACATCTCAGACAGAAGGGTAAAATCGCAGAGCTTGCCTTAGGATATGGTGGATCCGTCGGTGCTCTTATATCTATGGGAGCTTTAGATATGGGATTAACAGAGGATGAACTTCAGCCACTTGTGGATTCCTGGCGTGCCTCCAATCCAAATATTACTGCCTTCTGGTGGAATGTAGATAATGCCGTGAAGACTACTATCAAAATGAAGATTCCTACAGAGGTAAACGGAATCAAATTCCTCTGTCGAAGTGGGATGCTCTTCATCAAGCTTCCTTCCGGTAGAACTCTTAGCTACGTCAAGCCTCGTATCGGAGAAAATCGATTTGGCGGTGAATCTGTAACCTATGAAGGCATCGGTTCCACTAAAAAATGGGAACGCATCGAAAGCTACGGTCCGAAATTCGTTGAGAACATTGTGCAGGCAGTCTCCAGAGATCTTCTCTGTTTTGCTATGCGTAACCTCTCCCACTGCTTTATCTGCGGTCATGTCCATGATGAGCTTATCATCGAATGCAGCCAAGATGTCGATTACAAATCCATCTGCAGTATCATGAGCAAATCCCCAGACTGGATGCCAGATATCCTGCTTAGAGGCGATGGGTATGAAACCAAATTTTATAAAAAAGATTAAAGATAGCGGTCTCCGGTACTATGCCAGAGGCCGCTTGATAAATATAATCATTTAATTGTAGATGCAATCTTTGAAATAGATGCTGCTAATTTCTTTTCATTCTCAGTTTTTCTTCTCTCTTCTTCCCATTTTTCAAGAATCATGAATATACTATCCCTTAATACTGGAAAAAATTGCAAACATTCTTCCTCGCTTAATTCATGTATCCCCTTACTTACGATACCATATATTGTAGGATTACTTGTAAACATATCAGGCAAATATCCCTTAAGCTCCTTAATCCTGTCCACAACTCTTAATTTCTCAATGTTTTCCTGTTTAACAGTTCCATCAGCAATAGCCATATCTTGAGCTTTGTAAATTAGACGTTCTACAATTCTTCGCAAGTACACATAGGAACCTACACCTATTCCTTGTGCATTCAAACCAATAGCCCTTTTCATCTCTTTCATATCTTCTTCAGACAATACTTTTTTGTATTCTTTTAGTTCTGGGAAATCCAAATCAGCTACTGACGGATACTGTCCTATTTTGATCATTCTATTTTGATCAGCAATCACAACAAAATCTAAATGATGACTTTCATCCATCGTACACACAAACTTAATTACCATTATGCGTGCGTCTTCCTCTATTTGCCAATTAATCCAACCCCATTTTTCTTCCTGTCTATGGGTTGTACTTGATGGATTGGGCGTATTATCTAACGCTAATATGCGCTGGTAGCTTTTAATTCCTTCAGCCAAAGGTTGTCTATCAATAGAATCATGTTCTTCATCCACCCAAAATTGAATAATAGGAATTCCTTTATGTATCCTTTTTTCTTGACATGATTTGCAATAACAATCAATCTTAACGTTTCCATCTACTAAATCTTCAAGTTCTTCGATATTATCCTTTGTAATTTCCTGAATTCCATATAATCCAGAATTCAACAAAAAATCCGTAAACACATTGCTCATACACTCTCTTCTCCTAAATCACGATAACATTCAAAATGTTCTGTAGCTATCGAATCCAACAAAGGATATAACATCTTAAGGATTTGTTTTACTCATATCCTATGATAATCCTAAGATTTTCTTCCTTGTCTCGATTTGTTGCTTTACCATAGAATCTTTACGCATCACATTTAAAGAATCAGGTCTACTTTCTATCATATCAATTATTTCGCCCACTACTGGAGAAGTATTCTTATCTTTAATAATTGAAATCATTTCTAAATACTTTTTTCTACATAACTTAAGCTGTAACATACTTGCAATATGTTCATCCATAATTGTAAAGGCAGCCAAAGTAATCTGTTCCTGATTATAGTTTTCAATTAGTTCTTTGTAAATGCCGTCAGCATCCCAACATTCTCCGTAACCATTCGTAATAAAGCAATCTGTAAGAGTTAAAACATACTTCTTATTTATCTGACTCGGAATCTCCTTTTTGCCCGCAACTCTACCAAGTTGTAAAGCAAATGTAGGCTCTCTGTAAAAATTATTAATACCATTATGAGCCTCTGAAAGTTGATCTAGTGCATTTCCTAATTCAGTCACTCGTATCTCTTCCGGGAAATATGCTTGTCCATCCACAAGCTCAAGTAGTTCTCTTGCGTTATGCGCTTCTGTCGAATCTCCATTAACAGCAAACCTGGCATATTTGATTCCGAATTCATTTTTGGTATCCTCACTGATAATCTCCCAAATAACTGGGAAAACCCGTTTGACATTATCTCGAACATATCCTTCCGTTTCTGGACGATAATATATTCCAAATAGACCTGCTGCAATATTGTTAACCTTTTCAACAGTCAAGTTTCCCATAAATGAAGTAAATGCCTTAAACTCTTCATCAGTGAAGGCTCTGCTCTTAATATTTTTCAAGAATCTTCCCGTTTCAATAGTAACCGTAGAATTCGGAAGATTAATAACTTCTTTTATACAGGTTTCTAACCATGAAATTAATTGTAAGCCTGTAATTTCCGTTTGATTAGGATGTGCCGCACTTGCCCAATTACGCATATATTTAATATAATCTAAATGGTTATATCCTACGTCCGAAATCATGTCAATTTCTTTAGCACCCTGAATTAATTCGCTATCATCAAGTTTGCATAAATCTTCTACACCCGATAATTTTTTCCTTTTCTCTGTTGAGACCGCCACATCATAGAAGTATTCAATATCATAATTAGCAATTCTTTTTCTCAGCTGATACACTGTCTCATCCCACATATAGTTCAAGGCAGCATCAAAGAGTCCTGCTGTGGCAGCAGTAAAAAATTTGGATATGTAACGTGCTTCCCCTAAATCCTGAGCCTCAAGTTCGTACACTACATCTTCAAAATTTTTAAGTAATTTTCTTCTTTCTGATATAGGCACTAAAATTCCATCAACCGGCAATCCCATAGAAACCATGTACCCCAACATTTTATTCTCATACACAGTGAGAGAGGTATTTACATCATTGGCATCAACAACCATTACTTCTGAATTATCCATATTCATCCTCCTCGTACATTTACAATTATCCTATTAAATACGGAACTATCACATCATAAAACTTCTTACTCCACTCTGCATGGAAACGAGCCATCTGCAACCAATCTATCTCGTTTTCAATACTAACATTATCAAGCTGGCAATATATTTTAGAAGATTTCACATCATCATTACGGTTCCATTTTAATGACATTCCTAATGTTGTTTCAATCTCATCCTTGTGTGAATACAGCAAATCAAAAGCCTTTTTATTGGCATCCTTGTCTGCTTTCCCCAACCAAAATTCTACTCTTGCACAATCATAGTTAGCCACGCAATTAAGACTGAATCCACTGACACCAAAGAAACCACTAATCCAGTTTTCTTTTGAAGGATGAACATTGCTAAAAGAAGCATCTCCGTGCATCTCATGAATGTGTTCCAATGCAAAAGCCCAATAACGTCTACGAAGTTCATTACAAGTACCTGCTTCATCTTCTGCATTCCCATTTTCATCACGTAAGTAAAACACCAAATCACTTGGATCAGCACCATATAACTTGAATATTCTTTTGAGTACAGAAAGTTTGCTCTGCGTATTTGTATTTGTCCATACAAAAATGCCATCGCCAATTTCAACGTTCTTCGTAAACTCTGTAGGATTCATACTGAAATGTAGCGCGATATTATCTTCACTGGACACAGCAAGCTTTGTAATAATTGTCTTATCCTCCGCAAACAAAATCTTCAGAACCTTCTGGTACATTTCTACCCAACTTGTGACTGGCTGTTCTGTATTTTTATAACTAAAACGAGCAATCAGTCTGCCGCTTAACATTTCATCATCTTCTAAAGTGCAAGAATCAAGTTGCTTCTCTACCGGCTTGAATGCTGTAGTAGGACGAACCCATATCATCAATGCTCTGCCCATTAAATGTTCATTACGTTCCTCAATTTCCTTAAGGGTCCACTTGTCCTTCTTGGCAATCCAAGTGTTCATGCGGATACCACTATCGTCAAAACCATTCTGCATGGTTTTCTTTTCAGTAAAAGAGCTATTGCTGTACTTCGAGTTATAGGCAGTTAGCGTAAGGTTTGCCATGCGATGTAGCCACAGCTCGTGTATCTGCTCATAGTCATCGCCCAACTCCTTCTGCCATACTGGCGTAAGATGTTGTGGCATGATGTGTTCAATCGAATAAGTACCGTCATCGCAATGACGGTACACATCTTTGTCTTCCGAAGTACCAAAGTTCTCAAAGCGCTCAAGGATGTAAATCTTGTTCTTGCTGTTCATTAGATAAACAGGACGCTCAGCAAATGCCGCTTTAAATTCCTCATCATCTGGGAAGCGGGCACGTTCCTTCTTCGACAGCAGCGCGTACTTGAGCTTTTCGACATAGTTGTCCTCTGTGCCATCGTATCGGACGATCTCCCTGTGTAGCATAAGGAAGATTTTATTCAAAGCGTTGGTTGGTAGGTCGCACATTGTTCTGCGAAACAGATAATTCTCCATCGTAAGGAAAATCTCAGTAACCTGCGCCAGTGTCAGTTTGTTTTCGCTATATAGGCGCAATACTTCAAGAAAATACGGCCTTGTTACAGTTGTTTCCAAACGGTTCAGTCGATCTATACAGGCATCAAGCGCTGCGCTGCCGGATTTTCCGTCAAGAAGAATCTGATACCGCTTTGCATAGGCCAGCATCTCAACGAGGAGCGACTCCGTCTCAATCTTTCCGAGTTCAACAAACTCCTTGAAGTTGGTGTGGATTTTCTTCTGCTGCGGAATTACCTGTTGCTTCACGCTCAGATAATCCCGGATGAAGGCGCTCACATCATACTTCGTACAGACCTCAATTTTGTTCCAATATTTCTCGTAATAGACCTCCTGCTCCTTGGGCGGCAACCCCATCAGGATGAAGTTTCTGATTTTGTCACCTTCACTGAGGTCGAGTCCTGTCGAATTCAGGCTTTCAAAAATGAGCTGCGGATTGTCATCCCTATCCAGTCGGATATTGATGATCTCCAAACAGCAAATCGCATCATAAAGTTGGTCAATGGTAATCTCCTGCTTTTGAATCCTGTCGTAGAAATAATCGTAATTCACAGTCAAATTGGACTCGCGGATGTGCTCTGTGGAATCAGAGAACAGCTTACCGAAAGCCTTCTGGTCATTCTTGACCGGCTTGAGCTTGATGCGAGTATCCTCCGGCTTCCACTTGTCCACGAGATATTCTTCGAAAATACGCTGTTTCAGATTGGCAGTCTCCGACACGATGATACCTTTATCAATCAGGTTATACATGGCAAGGAACAACAATGATACAGTCGTAAGACGCTGCTGACCATCGATAATCAAGAATTCCTCATTGTGGCCGTCTGGATTATATACGGAAACAAGACTTCCGAAAAAATGGCTCTTTCGATGTTCCTTGATGATCTTTACAAGGTCATCGTACAGCTGCTTGCAGTTCTCGGTCTTCCAGTCATAGTTTCTCTGATAAACCGGAATGACAAAACGCTTGTCCGCGCCTTCCATGTATTTAACGAATTTACATTCTGTACCTTTCATCCTGCAGCAATCCTCCTAATGTCATTGAAGATCTGGATCACTCCCAAGAGGTGTAATTCCATTTGCTTCAAGCATTTCATTTATTTCATAAATTGAATTCTCCGTGCAGGCTCCTAATACGCATTGATAAACATATCCCTCACCCTTCATAGAATTCAATTTGAAGTCTGTTTTACTGAGAAACATCTCAGCTTCCGGTAGTGGCAGCTTCAGGCCTACACATAACCCCAGAACTGTCTGCACGGATGTTGGATATTCTTCGTTGTTTCTCAAGCGCTGGATGGTCTTTTCTCCAACAAGTGAGAGGTCGGCCAGCTGCTTATTTGAGAGCTTTCTTTCTTTTTGTAAGGCCACCAGCGTTTCTGCAAAGGAGCCGGGATATCTGCGTAATGCTTCTGCCCGGTGCTTAGCGTTCTTAATTTGGTCGAGCAATATCCAGTTATGCGTGTTAGGTTCAAAGGAATACTCAACCTGATTTTCAACCGGAACAGCATTCCGCATGAACTGCGTGTAATACTTTGCTCCTTGATATTTTGATTGATAGCTGTATCCCTTTGAGAAAACTACGCAGCATTCATCCATGTGCGCGAGCGCATATTCTGAGAGCGCAGTATTTCCAGCCTGATCCCTCGCTATGTATTTCTCGTTATTGAGAACGAGGTGACGATCTGCAAAAATAAACTGGCCACTGTCAATCAGCTTCTTAAACTCGCGGTCAAAACAGTAAGCCTTAAACAAATCGGCATAGGGAATCGTGAAGGTCTGATTCTTATCCAAGGCACCGGCATCAAACGAATATCCGCGTACATACTGACCATCGACAAACGGATATGCGCCCTCGGCTTTGGAGTATCCCAGATCTATCAACCTTACCTTGGCGGCCTGTCTCGATACATCGAACAATTCAGCGAGTTCATCAATAACATTCTCATAGGCAGCAATACTCGCTTCATCAGCTCCACCATACTCGTCAAGAAGCTGATCTGCCTTTAATCGAGTCGTCTTCACTGGCATCAGGATTCTCGGAGCGACACCTTTGGCCTGCCACTCCATCCAGTCCACAGCTCTCCACTTATCTGAATCCGTAGTGTTAGCAGCTATCTGGCATTGAATTGCTTTCCCCAGATTATCATTCGCACCTATCATTTTCATCAGCACATGGTATGGCTGATGCCGATGCCAGTGAAAGCACTCATGTGCGAGCGTAGTCCGCTTTGTTCCTACAGATCTCTCATAAGAAACGCGAGGATCAAGATATACTGTTCCACGTTTGGCATTGCGGATGGTAATCTTCCGGTACTTATCAAGAACATTCCCGTTATCAAATATGATTGTCCCGAAGTAAGTAAGGTCATCCGACAAAGGAACATCCTCGATAACCTGAAGCTTCATGTCGCTGGCTATCGTCTCAATTGGAACCCTCATCGGTGAATCCAGCGCTTCCGGACAATACCTTGTCAAGAATTTCTCGGCCTCGTCATCAAACTGGTCGCGTGAGATGATGGGCACCAGTTCTCCGGACAGGCGGTCATTATCGGATTCCTCCTGCGGCTCACAATTTCCGACTGCCATAATCCTGAATCCGCTCATGTCGATGCCAAGTGTAACCTGACAATGAATTTTGAGCCATCGCTCATTGAAGTATCCCTTGCGAGAAGAAGACGGCATTTCTACATCGCATGATGCAATCACATCAAATGCAATGACACCATCCTCTGGCTGCTCAATATGGATAACATTTTCAATCTCCATATCCACAACCGACGGCCTTTTCACAGTACCGGAATATTCCTCTTGGATATAGGCGATGGCCGCATCCCGGATGTCATCATATCGCGACTGGTCGATCAACTTCTGAAGCGGGCTCTCATCCTGTGCCTCATAGTAATCCAGTCTGCTGTCATTGAGTTCTTTACGAATTTCGCGCCAGTTAGGCATATACCTGTCCATATGCGCGATGAATGTAGCGTCATGCTTTCTTGTAATTAAGTGCGTCAGCTCATGCAGGATAATATAATCAAGGCAGGCATACGGCTTCTGGGCGAGCTGCAGATTGAACCACAGCTTCTTTTTATCTGTGGAGCAGGCACCCCATTTTGTAACCATGTATTTCGTTTGCCACGAATCACATTTAAGCCCTGTCTGCTCCTCCCACTTAGACAGTCGCTTTTCTATCTCTTCCTTCAAGATCTTTCGATATTCCTCTTTCACATAAGCGTCCCGCTGCTTCACGGTGCTCTTTGCGCTCATAGAAAGGACAATGTTCTGATTCTGGATCTCGAAGCTATTTTTCTGATTGTCCGGCTTGAAGACAAGAAAGTATTGTTTTCCCCAGATATACATCGTCTCACCGGAAACATACTGACGCTTTGATGCTCTTGGTTGATCCTGAAACTGCGCAATAGCTCTCTTGATAAAGCCCAGCTGAGTTCTGGCATAGGCCTCTATGGCTTTATCATCCACGGATAAAGGCGCAGAAATTACCACATGTCCATCCGGTGGCTTCACCTGAAGGTGCATATTTTTTATATTCTTTTTTTGCACATCAATCGGAATACCGGAAATGACAATGCGCATTAATACTCCTCCTGCTTCTCGATGATCTTATAGATGCGCTCCACCTCAGAATCATCACCTATAATCTCAAAGAGAGCCTTCTTTATTCTTCTGATAACCACCTGATTTTCTCTGAACCCGGACAGTGCCTGTTTCTTTACTGCCTTGTGGATTTTAAGGGCAAGTTTCTCATCCTCACCGGTGTTATCATAAATAGCCATAAGAGCCTTACTCTTGCGGATGCTTTCCGGATATTTATCGTTATCTTCCGAGCAATCGACATCCTTGGCCAGCTCTATATATTTCTCAAGCATCTCGGCATAGTCAAGAACTCCTTGTTTGCGCTCCTCGATGAGCTTATCAAGAATCTCTGACATCTTTGCGTAGTAGCGCGGATTGACGGTGACCTTTTCGATAACCTTCTTACGGATGTTATTCTCGATGGCCTCCGCTGCACCTTCTTTATGGCCGCTGTCGCCCTCGCCGATAAGTGTCTCACCCTGCTTTGCAACCAAGTCCAACAGAGTAAGATTATCGAAATCGCCAATCTTCTCGGCGTCCGTTGCCGTAATATAGTTATCGATCATCTTTCTCATGTCAGGCTCATAGGCCTTCAAGTCAAAGAAGTCACCACTGACCGTGCCGATGGTTTTCTTCAGCTCAATATAGAAAGTGACCTTCTTGTCATATTCATTCAGTTTGCCAGATGAGATATCGTCAATCAGATATGGTTTTGCTTCCGCGAAGGCTCTGACAAGGCTACTCACCAGACGATAGAGCTTTTCTCTCAGGCGGGCATATATCTCATCGCTTTCTTCCGACTGTCCGGAAACGCCACAGAAATAATGGATGTACTGAATCTCTCCGCGTGGCTCCTCGACACCTTCGCAGAGTTCTTCGACTGCGTCATATACTTCCTCAAAATAGGAAACTGCAGCATCATGGCGATCCTTAACAAGCCCTTTAACATCCTCCGGATCGTATCCTTCAAAAGCTCCGGAGGTATAATCCTTCATTGCCGTCTGGAGCTGTCCGAACAGCTGCTTGTAATCCACGATATAGCCGAAGTCCTTAGTATCATCGTCAAGACGGTTTACACGGCAAATTGCCTGAAACAGGCCGTGGTCTTGCATTCTCTTATCGATATAAAGATAAGTGCAAGGCGGTGCATCGAATCCGGTGAGCAACTTATCCACGACGATAAGGAGCTTCATGTTTGCAGGCTCCTCTACGAACTTGCGCTTTGCTTCCTTTTCAAATTCCTCCACCTTGGCCTGAACCGATCCCGCGTTCGGAAGATTGGAAGGATCAAGACCCAGCATCTTCAGATACGTCTCGTATTTGAGGAAGGTTTCGGTATCGTCCTCATCGCTGACGGTGTCGGTACGCAGTTCTCCCTTGTTCGGTGTATAGGAAGAAATGATGGCACACTTCTTAAAACCCATCTGCTGGAAAATTTCATAGTACTTACAGGCCGTAGGAATACCATCGGCTACAAGAATCGCATTACCGTTTCCATCCATCAGACGCGGTTTCATATTAAAGTCCTGAATGATATCCCATGCCACCTTTTCAAGACGCGAGCGGGAGCTATACACCTTCTGCATCGTGCCCCACTTCTCCTTGAGCTTTGCCTTTGCACGAGAGGAAAGGCCTCTAGTCTTTACGTCGAACCACTGGTCAACACGATCCTGTGAAGACAAATCCTGTGGAACATCGCGGTATTCATAACGAAGGTCCAGAACGACACCGTCGGCCACGCCTTCGTTATACTTGTAAGCGTGGATATATGTACCGAAAACCTCAATACTGATCTTCTTATCCCTTTTCAGCAGTGGAGTGCCCGTAAAGCCTATAAATACAGCATTCGGCATGATGGTCTTCATCGCCGTATGAAGCTTACCAGACTGTGTTCTGTGGCATTCGTCAACAAACACCACAAGATTTCCTTTTGTCTCAAAATTGGCAGGGAGGGACGCTTTCAGCTCTTCTATGTACTTGTCATAGTCATTCTCTGTCGCTTCACCACCACGACGTCCAAACTTATGTACCAGCGAGCAAATCAGCGAATCATCATATACATTCAGGCGATTCAGCAAATCCTTACCGCTCTTGGTTCGAGCAATATTCTCATCCACGCCAGTGAATGTTTTTTCTATCTGCTCATCAAGTTCATCTCGGTCTGTCACGATAAGGACACGGGCATTAAGCTCTGCCCAATGTGTCAGAATCCACTTTGCAAGCCATACCATTGTCAGCGTTTTTCCGGAACCCTGTGTATGCCAAAGGATACCACCCAACGGTTTATCCGGTTCTCTGTTCGGATTGTGAAGCTCCGCTCTCAGATTAGTAAGCCTCTGCTGGGTACGCTTGATACCAAAATACTGATTGTACCGGCATACTTTTTTGATGCCTTTATCAAAGACAACAAAATTCATGATAAGGTCGATAAAACGTTCCTTATCGAACATGGCATATATCTGTTTCAGGAGTTTGTTCTCTATACCTTCGCAGGTTTTACTGATACGGACATCTACCGAATCACGCTCTTCCTCATGTTCTTTGAATCCGTCATCCTTCCACTCCATATAAAACTTCTCTCCAGTCAGAAGCGTGCCATAACGCAGTCCTTCTGATTCGTTTCCGGCCATGCAAAATTGCATTGTTGTAAAGAAGCTCTGTATGAATGAGTTCTTCTGATTTGTCAAATTCTGACGGATACCCTCAGAGACGGAGATGCTGCTTCGCTTCAGCTCAATAACCGCTACTGCAATGCCATTCAAATAAACTACAAGATCCGGTCGCTTCTCTGACTGTTCAACGACCGTCACTTCCTCGGCAATAGCAAAGTCATTGTTCAGAGGTTTTTCCTCATCAACAAGCTGCACAGTCACCGGAGGCTTTTCAGGACTCTCGCTGACTGGAATGCCGTACTTCAACCGTGAATACACAGTCTTGTTGGCATCATATACGCCACGAGAAAGATTCCCGGCTTCCTGTTGAAGCTGCATAACAGCAGCATCAACCAGTTTATCAGCGTAGCCCTTCAGTCGAAGGTACTGGCGCAGGCGATCTTCCTTGATGTTTTTATTCTGATAATCCGATAGGTTACCAATATACTGGTAGCCCAAGATCTCCGGGTCTTTAAAAAAACGGATCACTCTTTCCTGTGTTTTAATTTCGGCATCGCCAATACTCATCTGACAGGCACCTCCTTACACTAATCTGACCTTACCGGTCAGCAATTCTTCCATCATGCCCTGTTTTACTTCTTCATACTTATTCAATTTGTCTTCAAGTTTATGTATCTCCGAGTCCATATCAAACAGAATCTCTGATATAGCCTCCTGTTCCTCAATTGTTGGAGGCACGAAAAGGTCGAATTTCACAAGATCTTTCTGATATAGGTGGTTTATAGTCGATCCAGCAGAAAGCTGCTGAAGGAATTCCTTAAAAACAGATGATTCCAGCACATAGAACATAAAATGCGCCGTATATGCGTCAGTAATAGGTTTGACAACAAATACCCCGCTATTCAATGTTGCCGGTCTCTTTAAATTTGTAACATAGGCAACCTTTCCAATCGTTCCATCTTTCGTCAGCAATAAATCTCCATCTGTTACTTGAATATTAGGATCTTGTACATACCGATCATAATTTACGAAATGGCACCCATTCCACTTGATCTGACCATCCTGAAAATCTGTACCAGTAATCAGATAGGAATATCCCTCGTCTAAATATTCTGCCGTTGTTAACCCCTGCCAGCCTATACGGGCTTTTAATTTCGAATTCTTTGCAAGGTTAATCTTGACCCATTCTCCAGAATAACCATTCAGACGTTTCTTCCCTGTCACCAGCATCTGCATCGTGCCTTGACGGATATCCTTCTTTTTTCGAATGAGTTTCTGCAGGTCGGTGATTAGAACATCGGCATCGGATAATATTTCAGCAATTTTCTTTTGCTCTGGTATTTCTGGCTTTGGAAGAACAACCTTTGCTACCTTTTCTTTATTTAAATTCTGAACACTGCTTCCTGCAGCCATCGCAATGTACTGCTGCATCGTCAGATTGGAACTAAGCGCATAGTAAAGATAATCTCTATCAAACGCTTTATCGTACTTTTGTATAACAAGCCAGCCGTCATGGATGCATCCTTGAATATTCATAATATACGGTCGACCATAACTCATTGAATTTGATAGAATCAAATCTCCCTCGTATACCATTCTGGATCTTGATACACCTTCCGGAATGATTTTTTCTTCGGTTGCCGTTATATATTTTGCATCTGCATCGACATCACCGATTTTAATCCAATTCACACCTGTATCGCTGGTAGTCAGGAATTCCTGAATAGGTCTTGGCGAACCGCCCCTGAATATCTGAGAATGCTCACCAAGGCTTAATGCTTCCCACTCATCCGGTAATTCCGTTCTTAATACTTCGTTCACCATTTGAATCCCATCCTTTCCAGATGAGACTTTACCTTTGCCTCATACTTTGTTGTATCAGACTCAAGCTGCGGAAGTGTACTCTCGTAACGCTCTGCCAGCTCGATGATCCTGTTTGTCAGATGGTGAGAAATTGCCGCATATAAATCACTGATTCCGGAGAATATGCTGTTGAACCATTTTCTGTTTACAAGTAGATCGAGGATTTCATCATCGGTAAGCGTTTCGTATCTTGCACGACATTTTTCGTCCAGTGCCTGATAAAGATCTTTGACGATTTTGTTATATTCTGAGACCTTTCCACATAGTTCAAGTGCCTCTTTCAACTGGTTTACGTCCTCCTGAAGGCTTTCTGGGATACTCTCAACCGTGCGTATAATGGTCAGTCTGTCAACAATAGCTGTTTTTGTGACATTTCCTTTTTCATTAACTACGCTCTTGCAAAGTGGATGGCCTACGAGATAAGCCTGAAGACGTTTCTTTTGCATTGGTAGTAATTCAAGCAGATTGACAAGTTCTATCGTTTCTTCGGTTTCGACATGCTGAGTCAGTTCAGCTATTTTTGCTTCTATGTCCTTGGCCTTGACTTTGCCATTTTCTGCAACATCTGCCAGAGAGGAGTCTTCGTCTGCACTCTCGATTAAATCTGAAAGCTGTGACTCAGTTTCTGCTGCAACGTTCTCGGCTTCTTCAATGGCGTTCTTTTCTTCACGAAAGAAAGCGTCAATTACTATATTTTTCGGAATCAGTCGGCCTTCCCAGCCGGTGATCTTCATTTCTCCCTTTTTCTTTCCGGAAGTAATCTCTTCCTCAATGTTGTCTGTCGCACGAGCATTAGCATAACCGTCTGGCTCACTGATGATCAATGACACATCATCGTTCATAACCTCGTTCCAATATGCCAGCAACACCTGATAGACATCGTACTTATCGATCAGTGTCAGGTTCTCAAACTCTATCAGGATGGCTTCAGCAAGGCTTACGATTAGTTCTCTTGCGGAAACATCTTCGTCGAGCGTTGAAAGCGCAGGATATTCCTTGGATTTCCAAGCGGCGAAAGCATCGTCAAGCTTCTCGCCATATTCTGAAAACTCCGCATTCTTATAAATCGTCTGACGGATATTTTCATGCTCCACATTCAGGTTGTAATATTTCTCGCTGATTGCTGTCAGTAGTTCTGTCTTCAACGAAGGGAATACGCCCCAATACTTCTTCAGGCCATCAATATCAACTGCCGGAATGCCTCCATGAATGTGTGCGTAGATATCCTGAATATCCTCCGGATCAGTAGAATCAATGTACCGGGTGATGTTCAAGTTGTATTCGTTCTTTTTCTCTATTTCATCGTTTAGCACAAAACGAGCATATTTCGGATCAGTAGTGATCTGTTCATTAAAGGTCGTGATAATCCTATAAATATCACGTTCGCGCAGACGATTCTTATTGCCGTCCTTTACATACCCACGGCTGGCATCGATCATAAAGATGCCTTGACGATTTGCGGCACCTTCTTTATCAATCACAAGAACACATGCAGCAATGCCGGTACCATAAAACAAGTTAGCCGGAAGGCTGATGATGCCCTTGATCCAGTGCTTTTTGATAATAGCTTCTCTGATGGTGGCCTCGGCATTTCCACGGAATAAAACACCGTGTGGAAGAATAACCGCAGCCTTACCATTGGACTTCAAGGCTTTCAGGATATGCATGAGCCATGCATAATCTCCGTTCTTTTCCGGAGGCATGTCTCCATAACCTTCAAAACGGCCATATTCCTTACCAGCAATACCATCACGCCAGTTTTTCATAGAAAACGGCGGATTAGCTACTATGTAATTAAAACGTTCAAGTATGGAATTATCAGATTTATCAAGATACTGCGGATTCGAGAACGTGTTACCGCTCTTGATAGTGATTTCAGCCTTTCGGTGCAGGACTGCATTCATCTTAGCAAGACCGGCTGTTGTGCTTTCCTTTTCCTGACCATAACCCATGATCGGGAACGGAGCCGCGTCGATAGCTCGAATTAATAGACTGCCACTGCCACAGGCTGGATCACATACCGTGGCACTGGAATCCGTGCAGCGGCTGATACCCACCACATTTGCGAGGATTCTGGAGACCTCGGCAGGTGTATAGAATTGTCCCTTACTCTTTCCGCTTTCTGTGGCAAACTTGCGCATCAGGTATTCATAAGCGTCTCCGATAATATCATCACCCTCTGCCTTGTTCTTAGAGAAGTCGAGTTCCGGGCGTTGGAAGATAGAGATAAGGTCGGTCAGCTTATCGACCATTTCCTTACCGCTTCCGAGTTTCTTCTCATCGTTAAAATGCGCAATATCAATAACACCCTTAAGGTCAGTGTTCTCATCTGCAAGGCGGGCTATAATCTTGTCCATGCCCTCGCCGATATTCTTCTTTCCCTTAAGCGCAATAAAGTCATCAAAGGAGCAGCCCGTCCTCTTCTCTGGATCGGGATCTTTATCATGTGCCTTGTCAAAGACCTTAATGTCCTCGTAGTCTCCTTTATTCTTAAATTTATCAGTGACATACTTCATAAAAAGAAGCGTCAGGATATAGTCCTTATATTCTGAGGAATCCATGCCTCCGCGAAGTTTGTCGCAGCTCGCCCATAGCGATGCATATAATTGTGTTTTCTTGACAGCCATATTTGCCTGCTCCTTGTCTAATGATTTTCGTTGTTTTTCTTATAAATCAGTCGGCGCTCTTACCGCTCTTCACCCATTCATCGAGTTCGGAGATTTTGAATTTCCACTGTTTCCCGATTTTTTGAGCAGGCAATCCTTCTTTACCGTTTCTAATCCAGCTGCGCAGTGTCACGGTCTTAATTCCCAAGTATTCCGCAGCCTCATCTATGCTAATCCATTTGTCATTCATGATTTCTTCCATGCTCTCACCTCGTGATTCTGAATCTGCATATAGCTTAACTATTTTAGTATACACCATAAATGTGATTTTTTTCAAGAGTTTTCTGTTATTTGATGATATTTATTTTTATTTCTGCGTTCTCAAAAAAGCCCACCGGACACTACCATGTCCGGTCTTTTTTTGCTCAATTTTCAAGATTCAGAGATGCATCTGTCCTGTTTTTATACCCTGTTAACCAGCAAAAACGGACATGCCTGTGTCTGAGGTTTCAATCCTGAAAAATGGCATACTTTCTTTAGCACGTGGGAGCCATCTGCGCAGGGTGTTTCCGGTTCCACGTGACTACCTATGACAATCAAATACTGTACCGATCACCGGAAGTGAGGTGCAGCCGAAATGGAGTAATCCTAACGGCAATCTCACATCTGATGGTCTATTTCTGCATGTGGTGGGGCTCTCCATTTCGGCACAAGCCGAAGGAGGGCTTTTATCATGCAAATCAATGTAAATCATCAGTCAACCAACGACAACCACAACTACGACAACCGTCGCGGTTACAACAATCTCCCACTTCAGCCGGGAGAATGCCTCGTACCAATCCGCGTGGACTGGGAAATGGTGAAACACTTCAATATGTGCCAGGACAACCTTGAGACCTGGCATATCGGACCTAACAAAGTACTGGTAGCATTTGCTCCTGTAAAAATTGAGGACAAGCCTGCTGCCCTTAAACAGTTCAATACTGATGTCAGAGAACACTTTGCATCTTTTAAGTCAGATGATGTTCTCTCTCTTGATCAGTTTATGGACGAAGCCACATCAGAAGATAGCAAAGGCTTTGAACCTGCATCACCAGAAAATCTGGAAGAGACAGTTATGCTTCGTATGATTATTCAGGATCTCTTAAAAAAGATTCATGAAATCAATCCGAAGTATGGTCGTATTCTCGACCTTATCTGCGAGGATTACACCAAAGGACAGATTCTTGATGAATTAGGTCTTGGTAAATCCCAGGGATATGCTGACATCAAAGCAGCACAGGCTCTGGCAAAGAAACTCTATTTCGGTGAATAAGCTTCCTCCTTAATTTGAAAACAGCGGTATCCTCACTTCGAAGATACCGCTGTCTTTTATATTATACGCATTTTCTTACATTCAATTGATAATCATCATGTTTCACGATACTCTTAATCGCCTGTCTCAGACTTCTTGCGTGTCCGTGCTTGTGATATCCGTCTTCAAAACGATGCTTATGGAATATGATCAAAGCTTCCTCTGTAGGATATTCGGAACAGTGCAGGTACCAGTAATGACCGGTATTCCTGCTCTGTATCGTCACATCCTGACTATCCGCAATTATGATATTGAAGTAATCTCCATCAATCCTATCAAGGCTCTTCTGTTCAAACATTCGCAGCCTCCTTACTAAACCAGGCTTCCAATGCCTGTTCCACTATTGCATCCACCTGGTTCGGGTCCATTCCCTCAAAATATTTCTCCACAATTCTGCTTGGAACTTTGTAACATTTCTTTTTGACGGGTTCTGCACTTAAATATCTTTTTACCATTGCCTCTGTCAGAGCACCAGAATGACTTCTAAGCTTCATAACCATCTCTATGGTGATTTTAGTTTTCTTCTCCTTCATAATCTCATATACCATCGTCTGCTCATTCTCCGGAAGGAAAGCCAGCTGTAATGCCACCTTCGTATAGAGGGCACCTCTATCCACCATATCCTTGAAGGGTTTAATCAGGTCATTCAGTTTAAGCAATCTCCCCACAGAGCTACCAGACAATTCATACTCTTTGCCAATAGAATCTCTGGTCTTTAACTTGTGGTCACTGTGACCACAAGTTACATCTGCAACCTGCTTTCCCTCTAATCTTGCAATCTCATTCAAGATATCATTTCTCTTTCCCTGGCAGGAGCCCTTCTCATACCTTGCCTTCAACACTGCTGCCTTCTCCGATATTGCCAAATCCGAAAATGACCTTTGCATCAAATTCGTTTCAATTACATACACATAGGCCTCTTCCTCAGATAAATCGGTCTTCACTATTGCTGGTATTTCCTTAATTTCGGCCAGCTTAGCTGCATTCCAGCGATTATGCCCGGAAAGCATTTCATAACCAGCATCAAGCTTCTGTACAATAACCGGATTGAGCACACCGTGCTCCTTCACACTTGCAATCATATCGTCTAAGCGTTCTCCCTCATACAGATGAAACGGATGATCGTGAAAAGGCTGAATACTCTTCACTGGTAACATCTGAACACCTCTTGGCATTGTTACTTCTTCCATATCTCCCATCAGCAAATCTACTGCATCACCAAATACTTTTCTCTTTGAATTAGCCTTCATATGCAATTATCTCCTTTGCAAATTTTCTATATGCGATTCCTGCAGATGCTTTTTTGTTATACTGAGCAATCGGCATATTGTAGTAAATGCTCTCTCCCACCTTGACTGTTGTCGGTATCCTTGTATCAAATACTTTGATTTTTCCCTGGAAGCTTCCGGTCACTTCATCTGTCAGAACCTTACAAAGAGTGGTTCTGCTCTCACACATAGTTAAGAGAATGCCTGCGACCTCCAACTTCGGATTGATTCGCTTTTTAATCTTTGCCACAGTTCTTAGGAAATCCTCCAATCCCATCATCGCAAGAAGCTGCGGATTTACCGTAATAATCACCTCATCTGCCGCAGCCAATGCATTGATGGTAAGCATTCCCAAGGATGGGCAGGTATCAATCAGTATGTAATCATATCTGCTCTTCAACGGTTCCAGGACCTCTGCCAGCATCCTCTCTGCACCCATTTCTGTTCTAAGCTTTGCATCCACCACAGACAGATAAATGGATGATGGAAGATAATCCACGCCGTCTCTACTCTGAATATAATCTTCAAAGCTCTCTGGCACCTCTTCTTCCATCTGATCCATCATCAGATGACCAATCGTATATTCCAGTGCTCCAGTATCTTCTACTCCGTAGCAGGTAGTCAGATTTGCCTGGCTATCAAAATCTACCGTCAATACCTTCTTTCCCAACTCCTTCAAAGAATAGGCCAGGTTAAGTGTGGTCGTGGTTTTACCCACGCCACCTTTTTGTGAACCGATGACAATAATCTTTCCCATAATCACTGCACCTCTCTTCCGTTATATTCTGTATTTCTCTCAGCCACAAACTGCGCATGGAGCTGTTCCTTCTCCGCCTGAAAACGCTTCTGAAGCTTCTTCATTCCCTTCTCCATGAATTCTGCTTCTGCCTTTGCCATTGCAGCCTTTTCTGCATCCGGAGTAATAATCAGCTTCCCATCCTCACAGCTGACAGTGATGTAGTCACCAATCTCAAATCCCATTTCCTTAAGCCACTGCCCTTTAAGAATGATGGTAGGTGTTGCCTTGTAGTTATATCCGCTCTGTTCATGAACCTTCATGCTTCTAATCTTCTGATTTTTCATAAGCTTGTCTCCTTTTTCAATCAATTGTCATTTTTTGAAAATCTTACATAGTCTTATGTATCAATCTGTGCTATACTCTTTACAGGCATATCTGCCAATACACATCCTGGAGGCTGTCATGAGTGAAGAGAAAAATGGTTCCTATAAGGGCTTAACCGAAGCTCGCAGAAGAGCGAACAAAAAATATAATGACCGTTTCGTTGAAATTAAGGTTCGTGTCACCCCAGAGAAGCGTGCCATCATAAAAGACCACGCAGAAAAGATGGGTGAAAGTGCTACTGCCTTTATCAATCGAGCAATCGATGAAGCCATGAAACGCGATCAGGAATCTAATCCCGAAACGTAAAAAATCCGGTGACGTATGGATACATTTCCACACATCACCGGATGATTTTTCCTCTCAAAAATTATCTCCGTTGTGTAATTTTCTATATGAGTATATTTGCAACAAGGCTCCCCATCTGCATGTTTTTTCGTTATTTTCTACACATTTCAAATGGTCTAAACCTGGTCTAAAACAGAACTGTGAAGCTTCCCTTCCCCGATAAATCAAGACTTTTTAGAGAGTTGCCAGTATATTGCCGTGGCAGACAAATAACACTCTTATCATTGCTTAAAACTCCTTGAAATGCTGTATTTACGCTGTTTACAGGCATTTTCCGATAATCTTCAATCCTGTCATTTTCCTGTATATCACAGCATAAATTCGTATATTTTCTTATCCAAATTTAGTAACTTCTTAGTAATAATCAGCCTGGAAAACAGGCTTTCTAAGAACCTTATAATCAGATTATTCTTAATTCTTTTTTCTATTATTTTATCATACTATGCCAGTTTTGCAATCCTATTCATCTCTTCTTTTGCATCAATTAATCCCAGATGTGTATATACATTTAACGTAACCCCTATATCAGAATGTCCCATTAAATATTGGAGTGCTTTCGGATTCATTCCAGCTTTCGCCATATTGGAACAATATGTATGCC